GGCGTTCCACTCAATAAGAGTGTTTGTAGCGTTTGATATATTTTGATTAGTTGATGTTCTATAAACTTGTACGCCCTTAAAAGTTGCAGCGCTTGAGGGTGTGGCCCACTTAAGGCCAGTAGCCTCAGCAGAATCCGCTACAAAACAGTAGCTCTACAGAACAATCTCAGAGGATTGTTCCTAGGACAGCAACAATCGCGCTTCGTCGGCTGTGATCCCTAGCTTGGCTAGAAGGGCTGCTTTGTCGGTTTCTGCTTTAGCCTTTTGCTCTGCTTTCCAAGCATCATATTGTGTAAAGCCAGCTTCATATTCTTCTTTAGAAAATGGCTCTGCTTCTAGGAAAGTGATTCCTTCATAAGATTCGCCTACCTGTGTGTAACCGCCAGCAGGTCTTAACATTTCTATAACTTCATATGATTTAGCCATTATGCACCTATTTCAATTAAAATAATGTTTGATGGCGTGCTTCCGCCTTGATAAACCACACCGTTACCTGAGCCCGTTCTGGCTGCAAGTGTGTAAGTAGTTGCGCTTGTAGTACTTGGAGAATCTACATACTGTAGTTGCACAATTCCTCGAGTTTCTGCGTTAATGTTACTACTACCATTTCCATTTCCATCGTCTTGGTAATAAATCTGCGTCGAAGCGTTGCGATAAATTGCACCTGACCAACCACGATTTGCACCAAAATTGTAAAAACTTTGGTTTATTAGAATTAAAATCCTGCTACCTGTTGCGCTCGGCGTTATAGTTCCGCTTACTCCAGTATTTTGTGGAGTACCTGCCGTTGCAACGCTGACTGCTGTTGTTGTTGATGCATAAACTACCTGCAAAACTTTACCACCACCTGTAGGTGTAGCCCATTTCAATCCCGTGGCCGTGGCGCTATCCGCTACGATACTGGAAATAGGGATTGTGCAAGTTCTGGCATAATCTATTTTCAATAGTGTGAGCGTGTAGAATAATCCTAAATCGAAAGTATTGACAATAGAACAATTGACTGACTAGGTTACCGACTATGGAACTAACACCACTAGAAACAATTAAAGAGAAGTTGCAAGACCGCTATGAGACACAGGGTTTTTCAATGGCCCTGTTTAGAAATGATTACAACCTGATTGTCCGCCTTGGGGTACACCCAGAGCTTGCAACTGTTGAAGATCTGCAAAGACTTGTAATGAGCGTTAAGGCTAATTCAACCAAGGGAACCTACGCAGCAAGGGTCAGAAGTATCTTCAAAGCCCTGCGTAAGATGGGCCTGATTACTAATACGGCAGACCTAGACCTGCCTATAGTACGAAAGAGACGTGGGTTACCACACCCATTGACTCCAGGTGAGGCAGAACTACTAATGACTAAGGCTGATTTGCCTATGAGGGATTGGTTTGTCATAGGCTGTAAAGCGGGCCTACGGGCTATGGAAGTAGCTGGACTTCGAGGGGTAGACCTTGAGAAGCAAGACGATGGATACATCCTTAGAGTGGCAGGCAAGGGTGGTACAGACCTATCTGTGCCAGTAGCACCAACAGTTGCTCACGTTATTTTGAAGCACGAAACTAGCGGCAAGATATGGTCAGTCACACCTAACGCTTTGACAAAGCTCTGTTCAGCAGAGATGAAGCGTTTGGGTATACCTAAGAAGACCTTTCACGCCTGTCGCCATTACTTTGCTACTAATATGCTAGAGAAATCTGGCGGTGATTTGCTTGCAGTAAGAGACTTAATGCGACATTCATCAGTAGCAACAACACAGGTATACACACAACTTGCTAGTGGTCGCACCAGATCGTTAGTTAACCTTTTAGATTAAGGAGTAAGTAGATGGCTGATAACCACGACATAACCGAGGCTATACCCTACATACTTTCCAACCCTGCTGGATCTACTAACTACTCAGCAACAGGTGAAGCCTATGATGTCGCTATCGGTGGACTACCGTTCTTCTTGTTTAACTCTGATGATGCACCTTATCGTCGTGTAACTGCCCAGTATCGCAAGCAACAGATTGACCAGAGCCGTGAACCTGGTGAGCAGACGCTTACTGGTTGGTGGCTACGTAGTCAAAGCTCTTTCCATTATGGACAAGGCATCAAGTTCTTTGAACCTATCCAAGATGAGTCGCTTCGCTTCCAGTACACAGAGTCTAAGGGCTTGAACGTATGGACCAAGGGACAGGCGACCTTGCTCAAGGCATCTGATAGCCAGCACATCACCACAGGTGGCATTAGAACTGATGGTCGTCCTTGGCAGTTAATGCGTTCTATCCAATGGGATAAGAACAGCATCACCTTTAACGGAGTGCTCCTTGTTGATGAGTACGATGTGGATAAAGTTTTCCCAGCAATTACAGTCTCTATTAGCAACAAGGCGCTGACTTCTAACGTAGCAACGCTGACTACAACTGCAGCACACGGCCTATGTACTGGTATGGAAATTGTTATTACTGGTGTAGATGCTACCTTCAACGGTACATACACTATTACGGGTGTACCTACGACTACTACCTTTACCTATGCTAAGACTGCATCTAACGTAGCATCTACTGCTGTATCTCCAGTGGGTACTGGTGTTGCAGAGGTTATCCACTTTATTGACTACACATCAGGAACTGACTACCCAGTACACGCTATCTGCGATGATGGTGTCTATGCCTATTGGGTTACTAACGTACTCAATGCTGGAACTCCAAGGTTAAGAGTATATAAGAAGTTACTATCTGACGATGGCACCGTATCACCTACTCTAATGATTAGCGAAAACAGCATCACTGTAACTAACGCTGTTATGGAGTACACCAAAGAGCGTATCGTTATGTGTGTCAACGATAAGGTCTATGAGTTCTCAAGTACAGCATCAACGCTACCAACTGCGGTCTATTCACACAACGATCCTGACCACATCTTTACTAGCATTACATCAAGTGGTGCTGCTATCTACATTGCAGGCTACTCAGGTATTCAGTCCAACATCTACAAGTTTACCTTGTCTACTGCTGGTGCTATGCCAACACTGACCAGTGCTATCACTGCAGCAGAACTACCAGTAGGTGAGATTGTATTTAAGATTGCTTACTACCTTGGCAATATGGCTATTGGTACTAGCCAAGGTATGCGTATGGCAGATGCAAGTCAGCTCGATGGTTCTATTACCTACGGTGCTTTAATCTTTGAATCAGACCAACCTGTCTATGACTTTGGTTTCCGTGATAGATACATCTGGGCTGCCTCTGGTGTTGATGGTCAGGTCGGTGTGACTCGTATAGATATGGGTCAACCATTAGGTAACCTTCAGTTCCCTTATGCCTATGACTTGTACAACCCAGCAGATACGCTAGGTCACTACACCACAGCCTGTGCTTTCCTTGGTGATACTAACCGCTTAGCATTTTGCAATGCTGGCAATGGTTCAGACGGTGCAATCTACATCGAATCAGAATCTACCCTGTTAGCAGAAGGCTTCTTGCGTACAGGCTATGTACGCTACAACACACTAGAACTTAAAATCTTTAAGTTATTACAGGCTCGTATTGATACTACCAATGGTGGTCTATTGATTGACTCCATTGACTATGCCGATAACTTCTTTCGTATTGGTACCTTTGCACAAGAGGCATCTGTTCCAGAGATTAACATTAACTACCCACAGGCATCACAAGAATACCTTGGCTTCCAGTTTACATTGACTCGTTCAACAACTGATACAACTAAGGGGCCACTTTTTACTGGCTACCAGATTAAGGCCCTGCCTGCTATCCCACGTCAGAGACTTATCCAGTATCCACTCTCTTGCTTTGACCACGAATCAGATCACTTCGGTGTTGAGGTTGGCTATGAAGGCGCAGCTTATTATCGTATGAGCCAGTTGGAATCTATTGAAAATGTTGGAGATACCATCCGCATTGAAGACTTTAGAACTGGTGAATCCTTTATCGGACTCATCGAAGAAATGGATTTTAGAAATGCTACCCCATCAGATAAGCGATTCACTGGTTATGGTGGATTATTACTGGTCACAATAAGGACGGTCTAATGCAGGCACAAGACTATGCAACAGTTGCTGTTGCAGTAATGACAATAATCGGTGGCTTTGTTGGCGCAGTGCGCTGGCTTGTTAAGCACTACCTCAATGAACTCAAGCCTAATGGTGGTTCAAGTGTTAAGGATTCCATTACTAGATTAGAAACTAAAGTAGAGATTCTCTATCAGATGATGCTACAAAAGGGGAAGAATGAATGAAGACACTTGCCAAAAAAGCCACACCTGCCGCTATTGCTGTCCTTCGACAAGCCACAGCAATCAAGCCATCTCGCAAGAAAGCCTCGGATGGTCTACTGCCATCAGCAGCACACATCAAACAGAGTCCAACATCTGACCACAACACAGGGTATGCAGTTGATTTAACTCACGACCCCGAAAGTGGGGTTGACTGTAGTGACATATTTGAAAAACTTAAAGAAGACAAACGAGTTAAGTACCTTATTTTCAACAAGAAGATTTGGTCGAAGGACAAGGCTCGCCTTGGAAATCGCCCTTATACTGGTAGCAACCCGCACACAAAACACTTACACATTTCTATTAACGATGGTTATGGTGACGATACTAGTCCTTGGTTCTGGTGGATGAACCAGCCAAAGGTTGTTAATCAAATCATTGCCAATGTAAAACCAGTGCCTGTTAAGAAGGCATATAAGACCGAAGTTTGTACCTGTTGCAAAATGCACGGTACAAAATCCTAACCCCCCCTAGGAGGATACAATGGAACAGTTCAAACAAATCGGACTCACTTGGTTTCGTGCAGCAGCAGCATCTGCTGTAGCACTTTACCTTGCAGGTGAGACAGACCTCAAGACACTAGCAATGGCAGCAGTAGCTGGCTTTGCTGGTCCATTACTCAAGTGGCTAGATGCTTCATCTACAGAGTTTGGTCGTGGGTCTAAGTAACCCATCAGCGCGAGGCAAACGAAGAGGCTCACCCCGAAAGGGGTGGGCTTCTTTTTTTATGCCTAAAATATGCCTGAGTTACTATCACCTGATAGGTGAGTCTTGAGCCGGTGGCAGTTAGCAC